TTTACAGTAGGTAGGGAAGATAGAGAGATAACTTACAAAGGAATGGTAGCAAACACATTATCAGTAAACGCAAACGTAGGAGAATACGTTATGATGAGTGCTGATTTCGTAGGCCAAAGAGAATTAGTTAGAACAGTAGGTACTGCTTATACTAGTAGCGGAAGTCAGACAAGTTTAGTATTAGCAACAGGGCAAGGTGCAGGATTACATACAGCAGGAACAGGACACGTAGGCGGTATTGCTTTTACTTGGTCGGCCTTAAGCGGAGATACTTTAACGCTTAGCGGCGACTTAGGTACTAGCCAAGCAGTAGGTGCAGTAGTGGAGATTGACCCACAAACAGTTACCTATGCAGGAGACGCAGTTGACGCTCTTTACTTTGCTAACGGTGAGGTAAAGTTTGACGACGTAACAGGTGATGCACCGGCGGCATCAGCAAGTGTTAAATCAGTTGATTTCCAAATTAGTCTAAACCCCGACACAGATAACGCATATGCAATAGGAGACAGCACATACGGTAGCCAACCAAAGATGCAACGAAGAGAGATTACAGGAACAGTTGAGTTTAACAAGGTACTTTATGGCGACCAAACATTAGACGAGCCGGATTATTCAGCACTAGTTTCAACAGATGGATTAGATTATTCAACTGTTGATGATGCACCAACAATGGTACTAAAGTTTGCTGATGAAGCAGGTACAAACCACATTACCTTCCATTTCTATCATATTAGGTGGGAAACACCTACCGCTAACGTAAGCGGAAGAGATACAAATACAATGAGTGTTGGTTTCGTAGCACTATATGATGCAACAACAAGTGGTGCAGGTAAGGCTATGAATGTAACAATGCGTGGTTCTGATAAAACGTCTGCATACTAAGGTGATTAAATGAAAGATTTTATAGATTCGTTAAATAGAGATATACCGGAACACATGATGGAAACACTTTTGTCTATGACTGATAAAAGAAAAGTTATGAAGTATTGTAAGCAATACCCAATGTTAAAAGTAAAACCTAAAGTTGTTAAAAAGGTAGAGGAAAAACCTAAAACTAAAGTTGTTTTACCCGTAAAAGAAAAGAAAGAAGAGTAATTCTTTATTAAAGGAATACCTTTTACAATGTATTAGCGAGAGCGAGAGTGTGGTATTATGCCTGTAATGAAGAAAGAGATAGAGTTAGAAGATGGAACAAAGATTTGGGTTAGACAAGCCTCCGGTATGGAAAAGTTAGCAGTAACTAATGTTCAAGGAAGGGCATTTAGACAAATGCGACACGCAGGCGACCCTGAAAAATGGACAGAAGAACAAGAACAAGAGTTTACTAGTCTTATAGAAGATGGTGGCGGAAGCGTACAAGACCAAATTACTAGTTGGATTCCTCCTTGTATAATAGATGAAGATTTTGATATTAATGTTTTGACAACAGAAGAGTTAATGGAAATCTTATCCTTTGTAAGAGGGGATGACAAGGATGGCGCTATCCCTTTATAGACTTTATTAGAGTAGCCCCCTCTCTATGTATGGCCTTCAAGGGGGTTTTACCCTCGGATTTATGGCTAAAATATAACGTAGAAGGTGGTACACATTTAATGGATTTAGACCTTCTTATAGCGGCTAATATTAATGATAGTATAATGGAGGCTAGTAGCGAAGCAAAGAAAACAGATGCTAAGGGCGCAGTTGCTAGACGCGACCAAAGAAGGGAAAAACGCAAACTATTAAACAACAACAATGACCTACTCGATATATTGAGAGATAGCGGAGTGCCTGTTGAGGGCGAGAGTAGAGTGGATTAGATATGATAGAAATAATTTTTGCTAATTCTTTCTTAGAGTTTCTTGTTCCTTTTGTCTTTATAGTAAATGCTGTTACTCTTTTAGTATTACGTTCCGGCGCTTCTAAGGTTTTCTTCGACATCGTAGGTACGTTCCAAGCACAAAGATTAATCAAAGATGCGAAGGCATCACAAACTGTATTCGAGGCCTTATACCTAGATTCTCTATCGGGAATACAAGAAGGCGCACAAGAATTAAGTGATATATTTACTGAAATGACTGAAAGAGTAATACCTATTGTAAAAGAAATAGAAGAGGCTAGAATTGAATTAGAAAAGTTTATGACAGTTACGGGTGTTGAGGCAAGAATAGCAGCAAACGAAATAACAGAAATAGGTTTAGCGTTTGGTTTTAGTGCCGACCAATCAATGTTGGCCGGTGCAAAAATGGCTCAATTGTCCGGTGTTCTAGGCGCAGGAAGTCTATCAACGGGTACAGAAATAGGAATGGCTTTTGGTCTTATATCCGGTATGGAAACGGATGCGGCTATGCAACGTATGATTAACTTACAGGCACAAACTAAGTTTATGACCGAAGGCATAGAAGATGAAATGTCGGTAAGAGAAAAAAATGATAGAATTAGAATGAACAGCCTACGTATTCTTAATCAACTAAATACTGTTGAGAATAGGTCGGTTGCTACAATGGAACAGATTACTTTCGTTATGAATCAATTCGCATCACAGGCTGAATTGACTAATGAAAGTATAGCAAGTATGGCGGCTTTATCCGCTACACTTATTGAGGCCGGTGAAGAACAAGGTAAGGGTGGTCGTGCTTTACGTATGATGTACGCTAGGCTTGGTGCTGACATTAATGGTTCAAGAAAAGCGGTTGAGGATTTAGGTATTGCTGTTGCTGATAACGAAGGAAACATGAGAGCGTTTTCAGATGTATTACAAGACTTAGCAGTTGAGTATAACAAAATGAGTGGTGAAAGAAAAACTGAATTGGCTCAAACAGTAGCCGGTAACAGGCACTATACCCGTCTTATTAAATTATTAGAAAACGTAGATAGGGTAAAGGAGTTAGAGTTTGAAGCAACAATTGCTATGTTCCCTGCTATGGATGAAATAGAAAGAAGAAGAGGAACGGAAATATTTGCTTTGCAGAAAGCGGAAATGGCTTATAAAAATTATAGTGCTTTATTAGGGGAAGAATTAGTACCGGCTATGACTAAAGTTACTAATAAACAAGCCCTTATAATAAAAGATTTTGCGGTAATAGTACAAAAAAGTGGTCGTATTGGAGAAGGTCTATTAGGTGTTAGTAAGGCTATGGAAACAATGATTGGCCCAACTTTTAATATGTTGTTAAACATACAAAACATGACTGTTGCTATGGACACTAATAGAATAATTAGTAGGGCTTTGGCCGGAGAAGGAATAGCAGGGTTAGATAATGCTTATTCTCAATTAAGCCAAAGTTTAAGTTTACATTTAACACATCAAGAGCAAAAACGACAGGCTGACGAAACTGAACACGAAGCAACTTTAAGAAAAAATAATGCGTTAAAATTATTAATACAAACTCAACAAGAATATAACGATGCTGTAAGTGCGGGTAATATGTACGATTTAGCAAAGTCTGATATTGACTTTAACACTTATCTTTCAAATGATGTTGACGAAGAAGGTAAAAGAATAAAAATACTAAAAAGATACGAAGATTTTTCATTAAAAATGTTTCAAAGGAAAGCAGATAGGCGAAGAAGAGATGCGGCGGCAGAAAGAAAAGCAGCAGATGAGTATAGCGCACAAGTTAGGAAACAAATAGATATTGAGGATAGGGCATTAGCAGCCATGCAACAAAGTGGTACTCAAACAGTAAACGGTATAAAAACTACCGCACAAACAAGACATGACGCACACGTGGAAGCAGTACGACAAAAAGAAGAATTGTTGGCTAAAAAGAGAGAACACAATGATAGGGCAAAGGCTTTAGATATGGAAGCAAACGAGTGGGAAAAGAGAATACGTGGTGAAAGAAAGGCTAGACATATGGATGATATAGCAGAATCTACGCACAAGAATGCAAAAGTTTTAGATGCGGCACAAATGTATAATGGACTTACTGCATCATTATTAGGTGCAGGAAGTGCCATGATGTTATTTTCTAATAATCAAAATATGGTAAGAGGTGGTATGGTTTTAAATGGTGCGGCTATGCTTTTACATACAATAAAAATGCTTGGTTCAATTACTGCTTTCAAAGGATTTAATACGCAACAAGCAATAACAATTTATAATATGGGAGTAGCACGTGTAGCAAGCCTAAAAGAAATATACACAAACCATTTAAAAACTGTATCACAAAACGCATACACTATGTCTATTGTTGGTTCTTCTAAAGCCATGCAAGGTTTAGCCGCATCTGCTATGATGGCCGGAACTGCTATAAAAAGTTTTTTGAGAGTGTCCGGCCCACTTGTTCTCTTAGGACTTCTTAGTGTTGCTGCTATGGAATTAGCAGAAAAGTTTAACCTATTCAGTTCACCGGACTTAGAAGCAAATATGCAAGGTATTTCTTCTGCTAGTTTAGATACGGCGGCAACAATGGATATATTAAATGAAAAACTTAGTGCCGGTGAATTAGAAGCACGAATAAAAACACAAACAGATTTAGTAAACAGTCTAAAAGATGCTACCGGCGCTTTACAAGTTGCTGCTAGAGAAGCGGCACAACAAGATTTACTTAATTTAACTACTGCACAAAACGTAACAGTATTTCCTAATTTAGACACAACACAAGCACAAAGTTATTTTGATTTATTAGATAATTTAGATAAGTCAAGAGATTCGTTTAAGCATAAATACTCAATGGGTCATTTTGATGGGGAAGAAAAAAAAGCACAAAAGGCTTTAGATGATTGGATTGATAGTAATGAAATATTACACACTAATATTTTACAAAGTGGGGCAGAAGATTACAGACAATATTCTATTGCGGCTAAACAATACAAAGAAGATATAGAAAATCAATTTGATTCAGAAATAAATGGTATTAACACAATGGGTACTGCATACGATGAAGCAAAAAATAAAATGACTGATTTTATGAATGAAAGAGAAGAAATGTTCTATGGTTTCAGTAAAGATAATTTAACGGGAGATTTAGTTAGACAAGTTACTCAACAAGGGGTAGAGACATTAATTACTACCACAGAAGTTGTAATGACAAATAATTTTAATGGTATAAGTGTACCGCAGATGGTAGATATTATAATAGACGAGATAGAGGGTAGGGGCAGAACACATGGATTCGCATTTTCCAATACTGCATAGAGTGTGATAATATGGTAAGAACAGTACAAAAAAAATATCAAGTGTGGCTCGCAGGCTACTACGATGATTTTAACGGCGCAAGAGCAATACCGGATTATTTACAATTACCTTCTGACTCTTCTTATGCAGTAACAGTAAGTCATTTTGGAAATCCTATGAACGGCGAGGCTTCCCTCAACCCTCGCTACCGTTGGTCTATTGTAGAAAGGGCATTAAAAACTAACTACGATACTACACTTTTAGGTACAAACAATGTAAATAGATATTTACGTAACAATGGTATTTTTGAGTGGTTATCTAGTGATTTATCAAGACAAAACTATAACAAATGGGAAGGTAGGGTACAACTACAATACCCCGATGGACACGTGGCTAACCGATATAGATTTGGTGGTAGCACATCCGAAGGAAACTTAGGTTATCAAAGATTTGTTAACGGACACGACAGTAGCGGTACTTATATTGTTCCCGTCGGAGACAATGACGCTACTTTTGGTAGAGCAGATATGAAAAGATTTGATATGGAAACTACCAACAAAACAAACTACGTAGCAGGAGATGCGGGATTAATTTCAACCACAGGAGACTTCGTACAAAGAGCGCATCTTACAGGCTCTTGGATGGGAGAAAAAATGCGTACTACTACAACAGATACACCGGCTCAAGTATTTGCCGAAGTTACTTCTCCCTCAAAACAACCTTTTCTTTGTATTCAAAGTAGTAGGAAATCAATAGCAAACGATGGTACTACTAATTATGCACCAACTGTAATATATGATGGTACATTAAATAGTAAATTAGATAGAGATGTTTTTACCGCAAGAGTAGCCTTAAGAAGTTATTTGTCTACCGCAGACAATTGGGATGATGTAGCAATACGTTTTGAAATAGGATTTCCTTCAACGCAAGCGGGTTTGTTAAACGACATCGGATATACACGAAGTTCAGACGTACCTGCAATAGATTTTAAGTTAAATATGTCCGAAATAAGTTATAACACTAAGGCTTTAATACATGATGGTAGTAACGCCGTATCTTATACTAATGATAATTCTTGGATTGATGTTGATTTTGTGTTTGATTACACTAATAATAAGTTTAAGGTTTATTATAACGGTACGGAATACACAGCATCAAATAACACAACGGGGGCAGGTAGTTATAGTAATGGGTATAGTATGCCTGATGGTACTACTGCAAGCAACTTATATGGTTGGCAAATGACTGTCCAAAGCACAGAAGGTACTAATGGTAGTCATGGTTATGTTTCTTATTTAATGCTAGATAGAGTAGGTTTAGTAAGATACCTTACAGATGATATAACTACTACTGATGAAGTGCAGATACAAAATCTTTCCTTAAATCAACCTGTTAATGGTGTAAGTAATTGTAATATTATAATAAATGACGACCCCGACAGGGCAAGTAATGGTAATACAGGATTAGCCGCAACAGATTATGTGGAAAACTTAAAAGATTTGTTTGTATCTACTACATCACTAAATTGGAAATTATTAATTTTTGGAAATATAGATTCGAGAATAGATAGACCAATATGGAAAGGACATATAGATAAGTTTGATATAAAACAAAGAGGAAGAGGCAGACAAATATCTTTTTCTGCTTCTGATTCACTTATTTTAATGGGGAAACAAATACCTTTGTGGGAAGTGGGGCAGAAATCATTAAGTGATAATTCACAAGAAGTACCTTATTGGTTATACGATGCACAAGGATTCAAAAATATAATGAATCTAGGTGCATCTAAATTGGAATTAAATGATGAAAATGTAGGTTTTGAATCAATTAATAGTTATAAAGAAATGTCAAATCAAAGAACGCAATTGGGTAGTGGTTTGCCTATACAAATGTATAACAATGAAGATACTTTTGGGCCAAATAATATAGAAGATTTTTACGAAGGAGTAAGAATAATAGGTTTTGATGAAGATACTAGTAGTAATACTAGATTTTATTTAAGTGCAACGCCCACATCATTTAGTGCATCAAGCACCAATTTTAATATAATAAGTAGTAGACACACCACTACTTCTGCTATACAATTTAGTAGCATTGATTCTGATAATATAGTAACTGCTAATGCTTTAACATATAATCCCGAAAGTGCAAAAATAATCTATATAGGAAAACAACAATCTTTACTAACTCTTGATAGTGAGTGGCCTAATCCACCCCTTGATTCTTTGCACGACGACGATATTTGGAAAGGTATAAGAGATAATCACGCCCATTATGAAGATTTACAGCCGTTTTTTGGCCCACATAATATGCACGTTTATTTTGATGCAGACCCTAATTTAGAATTAGGAGACACAATATACATAAATACCGAATCAATGGATGGTGCAGTTGATTTGAATACTGCTTACTATAAAAAAGAAGGTCATAAAGTAATAAAAATAGATAAAATATTAAGTTATTTTGGTAGTACACCCGACGACACATACCGTAACGCTACTTTAGCCGGACATTTTGATGGCACAGGTAGAATATATATTTGGGTAGTAAAAACAGATACAGTAATTAGTAGTAGGAATTGGTCTACACAAAGTATTCCCGAACATGGTGTTTATGCTGCTAATAGTTTTATTACTAGTAACTTTACCAACACAGCAACAAGTATTGTTTTAAGTAGTGTGCATGGATTTTCGGGTAATGGAACAGCAAGAATAAAATTACCTAACCCCACAACACTTAACGGTGTTGAGTATAATTTTATAGAGTTTACTTATAGTGGAATTATCAACACACAAAACACACTAGTGGGTGTAACTAGAGCAAGTGATGCTATGAGTCAAAATCATCCAACTTTAGCAGGTTATTCTACACATGGCGCAACCGTTTATCAAGTACCCAATAGTGGAGCAACAGCCATAAATAGAGACAAAAGTACTTTACTTGAAGATAATAATAGGTTTGAGTGGTCTAAAGACACAGGGCGCATACCTAATATATGGTCTAGTGGTGCAGAAGATATTAAAAATAGAGCAAATCACGCTTTATGGATGAGAGATTTGCCCATGAGTTTATGGTTTCAATATCACTTTGGTATAGTAAATGTAAATTATACAAATAAAACTTTACCTAGCGGCGTAACTGCAAATCTTTATAGTGCTATGAATAATGGGTCATCCCAAACAATATCACCCACAACAACAGCAATTAAAGTGCATCAAAAAACCTACGAAAACTTCCCTACTCATGGTGTAGTTGAAATATGGAGAGGTGATAATCAAGGTAACGCTTCCACACACAGCAGTAATAATTTAGTATATGAAGAAAAGTTTATTTATAGAGGTAAAAAAATAGTAAGTGGTGTGTATTACTTAGTTGGCGTAAAATATATTACAGGTACTTATGTTTCTGCGGGTAATGCTAACTCAACATCCCCACCTTATTATTATATGAGGGTACAAGAAATAAGTAATGACTACAAACATCTTTGGTTGCTTTGGGCTGACATGAGAAACAATGGTTTAGCCGACGCAGACGGTGGTTTGAGAAAGAAAAACTTTGGGTTACAACATCCCGTATCTGAAAATTACAAATTAGATATGTTTTATGCAGACCAAGTTGACGAAAAAGGTAATATAGATAAGTTTGGTAGTTTAGAAATAGGAGATGATGTAAATATATGGAATGTTGATTCCACAAATGACACAAGCACAGGGGCAGCATACTCAAAACCTGCTGATTACTCTTCTTCACAGGAAGTAAGTAGTATAGCAAGCAATAGCGGTAAACTAAAAATACTTACATCAGAAACAGGAACAGTAGCGGTTGGAGATTATATTCACCTTATAGGTACTGCCGACCATGACGGAATACACAAAGTTGCTTCCGGTGGCTTAAGCGACGACGCATATTTTATTACCGAGACTACATTTGTTAGCACTACGGTAAATGCAGAAGGGGCAATTTACTGCCCGACAACAGGTAGCGACCAAGATTTATCCTACTACCGTGATTGGGAAGATAAGGCGGGTGCATTATTAGTACTAGATTCTTCAAGATTCTTTAACCTTAATACTAATGCTAACGGTGGTAAAACAGGGCAGTTAAGTGGATTAGGTACTGACTTAGGAGATTACGTACAAACAAGACAAGGTTTCCCCGCACTAATAGATAACTATTGGGCGGAAGCATTACCTTCTTTTAGAACAACAGGGGATTTAACAGGAGAACACCCCGCACAATACAAATTATTATCAGACGTTACTCTAAGTGATGGGCTTATTACAGGGTCAAATGGAATTGCTATTGATGATGCTAGTAAGTTTGGTGATAGTGGGGTAGGTAGTTTAATTTTAAGGTATAATAGTGATAATAGTTTAGATAAAAAATATTATTTTGTGTGGGGCAATAGATTAACAGCAGAATATAGTAGTAGTAGTGCAGTTGACGCTAACCCCGTAGTTAATACTACTAGTTTTAATTTTAATGGTAACACAACTACTACTATAACAAACACCGGAGAAAGTCATATTACTTCGGGATTAAAAGAAGGTATGTTAATTAGAAGAACAGACGTAAGTGCAGGAGAAACTTACAATGAAACAATAGTAGACGTTATTAGTAATACAGAATTAGAAGTTAGTGGTACTT